AAGATATACTATTAAGAATTTTACCTGATACTACCTTTTTTTTTCTTTTTAGTATTCCTTTAGCTTTATTGACAACACTCTTACCGAAACTATTTAAGTATCGTTCTAATGCTATCATTACACACTAGCTACAAATATCTCTACATCTAATGTAGCAACAGGGTGTACTTGTATGCTTGTTAAGTCAGCCATAGTGCCAAAGCTAGGAGATGTATCAGCTTCTGCTAACATAACATCTTCTGCTGCACATAGTATATGTGATTGACCTGCTTTTAGTAATACTTGATAATTAGTAGCTGCACCAACTACTGCTAATTCTAAACTGTCAGTAGCATCAAGATTAGTTACTCTAATATATCTAACATCTTCTTTATCTATCTGAACTGCTGAACCAAAAGAATCAGAATCAAAAGTTGCTAGATGTGTTGTTTCATCTATAGTACAAGTTACAATTCTTTCATATACGTTATTAATTCCTGTAGTTGTTACTGTGTTTGTTGTACCTCTTACTGCACCATTTAGTGTTACTGATTCAGATAAGGTTGTTGTTAAATCTGCCATAATTATTTATCTATTTGTTTTAATTTATTAATTGCCCATTCTATTCCTGAAGTTCCACCCCAAGCATCCCACATAATACCTCCACAACCCTCTGAGTAAGGTACATCTTTATTTTGTTGATGTCTTTTAAATGAAGCCATCCTTGCTATAGTATCTCTACTTATATTTTCTTTTCTTGCTAATTGTCCTGCTCTTGTCCAACCAACTCTAGTACCACAATCACTTCCGTTCTCCTCTTTCCATTCTATTGCTCTTTTAGCATTGTTACTAGCACTATCAGGATAGTCATTATAGCTTTCAAAGTTTATGCTTATTTCTTCTAGCTTCTCTATTACATCTTCATAATTCATAACTTATCTTTGGTGGTATTAGTTGTATTGTTAATTTTCCTATTTTTATTTTAAACATTATTTACCTGCGTATGTTGTTAGTTGTGGTGCTATACAAGTGTTGTAGTCGTTCTCTATTACTATTGGTAGTGTAAACACCCAACCACTTACTGAGTTGTCAAATCGTTCTGTAAATGGTTCTATTGTTATATCTCCCTCTGTAAAGTATGCAGGACTTTCTCCTTGATCTGCGTTAGACAAGTACAAACTCTCTCCGTTCTTTAGTGTACCTATTAAGTCATTACAAATACTAAGACAATCAGACAGAACTTCTTGTTCATTACTTTCATCAGGAAATACTAAGTCCATAATAAACACTTGAAAGTTTAAAGTCATTTGATTATTCTGTGCTACTGCATTAACAGGATTGATGTGCATTAAAGGATATAAAGTATTCTTCTCTAAGTCTATCTCGTATATGTCTCCAGTAGTTACAGTTTTTATTTGTAACTGATTAGCTCCTAATTGTTTTAAGGTATCTATTGTATTATTGTAATTCTTAAAATGTGTCATCTTTTAACCTTTTTTGTTTCGTTTAAATCAACCTCATAAGTAAGCCAAGTTAAACATTCATATAAACTTAATTTAGTTATTCTCTCTAAGTTTACTATACTACCTCCTGTCAAATTATACATCACTCCGAACCAAGACCACTTTGTTGCGAACTTTTCATCAGTAGTGATTGTTTCACTTCCTCCATCCGTTCCATCAAATACAACGGCAAAATTGTCGATAGTTCGTTGCCTAAAGTCCAAAAAAAAACCAATGAACTATTTACATCTGCTGCTTTCATCTTCTTAAACTTCTCTGCTCTCATCCGTACACCACTACCATTATATTTCTCTATAGAATAGTATTTACCATTCTTCTCTACTACTGGTCTGTAAAGAACTGCCATTAACTTAGCTAAGTTCTTTTCCATTCCGTTTTGTATGTAGGTTTCAATATCTGCATATTCTCCAAGAGTAATTTCTGATAGATCAGGATGAAAGCCGTACTCTACATCATCTACCTTTATTATTCTTTTTAACCTACTACTAGCTTTGTTCTGCAACGCAGCTACTCTGTTTAAGATATTAGATACATCATTTATACTCAACTCTTTTACGAGTTTTCTAGGTATATCAGATAACAAGCTAATTGTATCTAATGCTTCTTTGGTCTTTGACTTACTTTTACTATCTATAAGTTTAGCCCATTTGTCAAGTGTTACATCATCCCAACTGTTAATTAGATTGTAAGTGTTTTGCTTACCATCTTTCTTAATGTTTACCTGCATAATATATAATAGAATTTATTGTTATTTAGTTTAAAATCGTACATTTGCTGAGTTTTCAATTAGTTTTTGTTTAGTTAAAGGTGTAGCTTTCATAGTTGCACCTTTTCTTATTGAACAAAATACCTACCTGCGTTTGGATTGTCTAAGTGATATATTACGTTATACCTAATACCATCTATTGCGTGGTTATAACTATCTACATATAACTTGCTTCCTTTATCTGCATAGACATAGTTGTTTAACTCTTTAATTATGTTTGTTGATTCAGAAGTAACTACTAACTGATAATCTTGCATACGAGTTACACCACTTTCTATAGTTCCTTTCTTTACTGGCTTTATGTTTACTCCTAAATGTCTTAAATCTTCTATCAGTCTAGGTTCTGCACTATCTGCTATAATTAGTTTGTTCTCTACCTTTGCTAATACTATCTTAGCTAACTCGTGTGATTTTAAACCATTACGATATATATGCTCTTTGATATATATCTTCATTTTCTTTTTGTCTATAGCAACCTCAGTAAGACTATCAGGATCAACAGAAAAACCAAAGTCCATTCCACAAGATGTCTGTAAGTTATCAGGATTAAATTCTCCTATTGTCCAGTTATCAAATACTACACCCTCTGCTTTATCTAACCAACCTCCTAAAATCTTATGTTGATACTTTTTAAAGTTAATGTCTTTTAATCTATATATCCTTTCTAAGAAACTTTTAGATAGGTTAGCTTTATTATCTAAGTATGTGGAGTGTATATAGCAGACATTGTCTTTAATGCCGTTAAAACCATCCCTAACCCCTCTCTCCTCAAAGAATCGTTTATATATCCAATGTTCTTTTGTTACTGGATTTAAGACAAGTATAATTCTATTCTGTATGCTTTTCTGTCTTATACTAAGGTCTATAGTGTCAAATATATTTTCATCTATAAGTTCTTCTGCTTCATCAAGTACCCAACACGATATGCCTTGTAATGACTTAAGAGAAGCAGTTTGGTTTCCTGATGATGTCTTTATACCTCTAAATAGTATATCACTCTTTGTTGATGTATTGACTACCTCTGACTTGTTAATGCTAAATATAGAATCAAATCCTAATAGTCCTATCTTTTCTAAGAACTCAGGTATAATAGATAAGTGAGCAGATACCATAGTGTATCTTGTAAACAACACTCTTATACCTTGTGTCATTGTAAGTAATGTTAGAAATACTGTAACTGCATAGGACTTACCTGATCCTCTACCACCTGTAATTATATAGTATCTACAGTTAGATGAAAATAATGCACTATATTTTTTATTCAGTTTCGGATTCAACAAAGTTTATTATAGGTATGTTTAGTGTTTCGCTATTACTCGTAACATCAACTCTCTGTTGTGGTTTACCATAGAAGTACTCAAAGAATAATTTAACTGCCCATTGTTCTTTATTCTTTAGACCTATCTGTAAAGACTTTAAAGCATCTGCGTTCATAGGTGTAAGGTTTTCTATTAGCTTTTGTTCTTCTGCTTTAGATGGTCTACCACCTTTGTTTCCTTTTGTACCTTTATTGTTTATTCTGCCATCCATATAATTAGTTTAAATTAGTTAACTGATTCTTTTATATAATAGAAATTATTGATATTCATTTGATAGCATTTAATATTTCTATTCCTATTTGTTTTTCAACGCAATTATTTATTAAAGTTCTTTTATCTCCTTTGTAGTTATGCCATTCTTTTATATCATAACCTTTAAGTTGCATTTTCTTTTGTAATGTCATACCTTTATTATTACCTGTAGAATTGCTTTTAATTTTAATATTTGGTATTTTGAAATTAGACCATATATAGTGCCTACCCATATTTTGTGGTTCAACTAATGGCTTATACCAACCTTTGACATTTTCTACAACATATTTAATATTAGTATTTTTAGTATATTGTTGTAAAAAAAGTATTTCTTCATAAAGTTTCATATCAGGAAATAATGCCTTTCCTTTACCATTACAATATGCTTTAAATCTCATTCTTGAGTGTGAAGGGCAAGGTGGACTACTCCAAATAAAATCATAGTCTTTAAAGTTATCTTGTAAATATAAATGTGCATCAGCTACTATTACTTTATCATTAGGATATAAATCTTGATAAATTTTAGAAATGCTTTCATTATGTTCAACGGATGTTATTTCGTGCTTATTACCCCATAAGCTACGATTACCACCTATTCCTGCGTATAAATTTAATATCTTCATTTGTATTCATTTGGTAGCATTAGTCTTATCCCTAAATCAGACAATGCCCATATTCTTATTTGGTCTGCATATACTTCAAATGCTTTTGTGTTTAGAGATGTTGTACTTACTATCTTGTTTAGTCCTATCTTCTTATTGTTTATCTCTACCATCTCCCACTCGTTTAAAAACTTTGCTCTTAGTATGTCGTGCATCTCATCATTAAAGTAACCTAACTCTTGTGCTAATACTTGTACTATACACTTCCAGTAGTAATTGTTCTGTACGTTAGACCTTGTGTTTCTGTGTTTCTTTACATCTACTGTGTAAGGACTTTCTATATCTTTTAAATAGTTTACTAATTGCATCTTGTCTTTGTTATCGTGTATTACAAACTTCATTAGCTTGTTAGTTTTTCTTTAGTGTCTTTCCACATTCTATCTTGTCTTTTACTTAGTGATGGTTCTGTTCTGCGTAATTGAGGAAAGCCGTTAAACTCTTTAGCTATCTCTTGCATATACTCGCCACAGTTTGAACACTCAGTTCCTAAGTTTACAACCTTACCATCTATTACTTTCATAGTTACTTTGCTTAGTTCTTTTTGTATTTCACATTTATTACATTGATATATTAACATAGTTTTTGTTTTAAAAATAAAGGAGAGTATAAAAACATTTAATAATTATTATGGCAATATGCCTACCCTCCTTTATATATGATTTAATCTAACATTTTTTTTCTTCTGTTGATCTAACTCCTCTAACTCAAACTCTAAATGGTGTATAGCTTTCTTTATACATTCCTCAGGAGAATTATGCTTAAAGTTTGCTCTTAGTAAGTATGTTACTGCATTACCTACATTCCAGTTTAGTTCCCAATCTGATATTACTTTTCTAGCTTCGTATTTATAATTCTTTCCTATATAATAATCAGGTATCTTATTTTTCATCTTTTATGTTTTATATTTTTCTACTATTTGTCTTATTCCGTGATAGCAACTATTTAAACAAGAACCACAGTTACTTGTAGTTTTATAGTTTGCATTATATATAGTATTATATAATTCTATCATTTTCTTTTTTACTGTTACGTTTTTTGCTACTCCTGTCTTTACATCTTCCCAAATTAAAAAACATTCTTCTATTAGTTCTTGTGGTATGTCATCAGGTCTTTCTACTTTTGTTGTCTTACCCCAATACTTCTGTGGACATTCCATTACTCCTATCCTAGCTTTTACTTTCATAAAACAAAGACATACCTTACAAGTACCTGTAGGTTTAAAGTAATATACACATTCCCTACATAATGCTATACGTTCTTGATACACCTCATCTTTGACAAAGAAGTTACTCATCTAACAATTCTTTAAGTTGTTCTCTTACTTTGTCTATAGTCGTAAACAGACTGTTTCTACTTATGCCTGTCTTTTTTGCTAGTCCTGTTAATGTGTTACCCTCGTAGTAGTATAACTTAAATACTGAAGCATCGTACCAATAAATTTCTTCAAGAGCTTGATCAATAAGTTCGAGCTTTTGCCATTGTTTATATTCTTCAGAATTAGGTATGTTATATAAATTCTTTTCATTAGATGTTTCTCCAGTTTCTGTTATGTCGTAAGTTAATGTACTTGCTTGTGCATCTAAGTTAGTGTAGTATTTCTTATACTTATAATAATAAGGACTTCTTACTGATGTAAAACTTCTTCTTAATACTACTGCACCATATCTTATTAATCCTTTCTGCCCATCTTTCTCATATATGTCTTTTAATACTGTAGGATTCATTTGCAAAAAATACATTAGACACTCTTGTACTGCTTCTTCTATTTCGTTTATATCTTGCGAGTAGGTGTAAGACATTTCTATAAATGTCTTTCTACAATCTGCTACTGCTTCATAAACTTTATTCATTATTGTATTCTATTTCTCGCAAATCATTAACTAAAACCTCTAATGCATTATCTAACAAAACTTTGTAAGACCTAACTATTTTTAAATTGCCTTTACTTTGTATTCCTGCAAAATATCCATTAACCATTACAGAAGTATTAATAGGTATTATCATTAACCAATCGTTCCAGTTACCACCATTTACATCTTCTCCGTAACTGTTGTGATATTCTAAAACACATTCTAAAACTTCTTTAAAATTTTCAAACTTTGCTTTAGTAGATATGTCTTTTGCAAATGTTAGCATTAAGTTTAAATAATCATTAACAACTATTTGGTGTGTGGTATTTGCAAATATAGGTTTGGTCATATTCAAATATAGAAAATTATTCATTCTATATTCTTTTCTTTTTTTATTTTATTAACAAGGTCTTTGTAATAACTTATCTTTTCTACATAATCTATACGCATCATTTTTACATTTACCTTAGACATAAACTCTAGTTCTTCAGCAGTTCCTAATCCATACTTTGCATCTAAATACATACCGAATTTATACTGTTCTCCTGAAGAATAAATATTACACTTTACACATTGTACTTGACAATTCTTTTCATCCCATCTTGTGTTGTGATGTCTACGAGATTGAAAGTGTCCGTTCTGTAGTTTTTTATAATGGTCTATCTTACCACAAGTAAAACATTGTGCAACTCCCATATCTGTAGCATCTCTTAGTCTAATGTATTTAGAAAACCAACTATCTAACTCTTTTTTAAGTTTGCTAATTTTCTTTTGCACGTTCTTCTAAATCTTTTTCAAATTTAGGTATTGTATTATTATATGCATTTTGTAGAGCAATTATCCAGTCTTGTAAAATATCTAATTTTAATAAAGGATCTTCGTTATAAAATTCAGGAGTTTGTTTAAATTCAGCTTCTCCACTTTCTAAGCACATTTTGAACATTTTTGTAGTTTTCATATATTTATTTATTATTATTTATTAACCCCATATTAATTTCTGTTCAAACTGAGGTTTTGGTTTGAAGTATAAGTATTTAGCTACTGTTGTTTTTCTACCAAATCTAGTAGTAAATTCTAAATCAGTTGTATGTATAGTATAACCTTGTTTCTTTAACTTATATATTATATCAGCTAGTCGTGTAGCACCATATAATTTTATAGCTTGTAAACTTGTTATATGTCCATAGTTTTTTAAATGCCATTTGATTGCATCTATAGAACTACTTATCTCATTTTCATTTATTGTTATTGTTTTCATTTTGTTATTGATTTAATTATTTCTTCACATAATTGTTTAGGTATCTTACTTCTTTCGTAATTGCCTTTTAGTCCTTGTGTTCCAGTTTTTGATCCTCTAGGTGCTAATTCGTGATGACATTTTATATTACCATTATAACATTTAGGTCTAGGTATCCAACCATTATTATTAAATAAAGAATATATATGATTACTAAAAATATCTGTAGGTTTAGCATTTTTAAATCCATACTTACAATACCATATAGTAGTCTTTGGTATTCCTAACATAAAATGCATTTTTCTTAGATAACCTCGTGGATTTTCTATAAAATATATACAATTATATTCTTTAATTAATTTTAAAGTATTTAAAACTAATCTATCACTTTTAGCAGCAAAATCTGTTTTAGGTCTCCCCATATCTCTATGATGACTTATAGCTGCTATAGAATATGTAGTACAAGGAGGACTAGCCCAGATCATGTCAGGTTTAAAAGGTATATCTTTTACATTTAAAAATTCTATATCTTTTACTAAATTTATCTTATCAAAATTTTTGATATCTACAGAAAAAACTTTATATCCTAATTCATCTGCTACTTTACCTATTGACCTACTACCTGCAAACAATTCTAAAATTTTCATTTTAATTGTTTTAAAGGTGGTTGATAAAATTCTACATTTTTTTGATTAAGTGTTTCTGTTTTGTAAATAGCTTCGTTGATTTTCTTTTTATGACTTATAATAAATTTAAAGAATGTTCTAATGTTTATGTAAGGATCAAAGTCAGAGTATCTAACTCCTATGTGAAAAGCATCCTCTATTTGATTGAATGTCATTCTTCTAAATCTATTTTCTTTTTGTAAGTCCTCTGCAAATATTTTAGATAATGAAGCCATTGATTTAGCATCTGCTCTGTGTCCTAACTCTACTGATGTCTTTGCTACTAAGTCTAAGACTTTTTCTGTTAGTTCCTTAATGTTTTCTTCTTGTAGTGTTTTCATTTTCTATAGTTTTTTAATTTATACTTACTCATATCATTTTTTATATAAGTTCTTACTTGATAAGTATATTCCTCTGTTACTCTTTTAAATTTATTACCTACTTCTAACTTACCACTATACTTAAAATAGTTATCCAAATCTATAGTATTTTTTTTATATAACTTTTCTAGGTATAGTTTCTCCTTATACTCATCTATCATAGTAAACTCTTTGCCTTTTGCCATTCATCTATCTGTGCATCTAATTTAGATGTACCTGCTTTCTTTGGTTTATCCCACTTAGCAGAATTTTTCGCCCAACGATCCAGTCGCAACTTAACATCAAAGGTAGCTTGTTTCTGATACCTCATTTTAGCATTTAATCTATCAGAACTTTTTTCTGTCCAGTAATTGATAAAGTCTAATTTCATTTCTTTAGGATAATCAAAAAACATAACCAAATTTTCAAATTTTTCCTTTATAGATATATTATTACTTGTAGTATTAATACTTGTATTATTATACTTCAGCTTTTCGTGTATAGGGTTATCCATCTTTTTCAGAATACCTATACATCTTTTCGTGATTTGGTTATTTACATTACGTTCTATCTTTACAGTTATAAATCCGTAATTTTTTAAATCAGAAATCCAAGAACTAATAGTATTTTTATTTACTTTATATAACTCTGCAAAGTATTTGTTAGAAGCAAAGCAGAATCCGTGTTTATTACTTAAAGCAGTTATCTCTCCGTATAAAAGTTTAGCATTAGGTTTTAGATCAGCATACCTTACGTTTGCAGGTATTATTGCATAATAGTTTGGTGTTTCGTTCATATTGTTATAATGTCTATAGAGTAATCATAATGTTTTAATGAGTTCTTAATAATATCAATATTATTTGAAAATTCCAAATAGTTAGTATGTACTAAGTATTTATACTTACCACACAATACTTTAATCTTAACTTGTGGTTTAGCAACAATCTTAATACCTGCATCTAATAAATGTCTTATCATTTGTTCTTTATCTGCAAATACTATCTTTATTTTTTCTAGTTCATTATATGCTTTCCAAACTTTATTAAATGTATCTCTATAAACTGGAAAACTTGCATAATTTGATTTGTGATATTTCATATAATGTATTACAGAAGTACGATCCTTATTAATTATATCTGCAATTATAGTAGGATGTATGTCTTTACTTATTCTACCTATTACAGTAGCTACCATTCTAGGTACTAATATCTCCTGCTTTCTAGTCTTATAAGCTAAAGAACCTTGTTGCAACCCTACTGTATGAGTAGTAAGGTCGCAAATGGTTTCAAATTTTTCTCTATCTGTCATAATTAAAATGGTAAGTCATCAGATTCATCTTCAAACTTATCGTTAAAAGATTTAGCAACTTTATCTACTTTCTTTTGCACATCATTACCCATTACCCAATCCTTAATTATTTCAGCATTTTTTAACAAATCTTCAATAGTACATTGATTATCAAATTCAACTGCTGCTTTTATACTTGACTGTTTTACAATAAGTAATTGTCTATCATCATTAGAAGAATTAGATGGAGTATAGTTATTAGATTTATTAAAAGATTCAAGTGCAACTGCTCTAGCTTTATTATACTCATGTTGTCCTTGTTCTGTAATTTCATAAGTTAATTCCCAACCTACTTTTTGCTCTTTCTTTTTACCTATGTTAATCTTATCTCCATTTTCCATTTCTAAATTATGGTAGAAAGTTGTACCATATTTTTCTGTTTGATGTGGTTTTATACTAACTACAGTTTTGATTTTACTCGTTTTCATATTTATTTATTTATTAAATTATTATCATATTCCCAAGCACTTTCACAATGCTCTTTACACTTACTACAGATTTTTAAATCTGTGTCCATCTTTGCTTCGCAGCAATTACTTTTATTACTCCATTCTTCTTCACAACCACATTCATCTTCACTATTGCAAATAACACAATTTTCTTTTTCAGGAGTATTTATATTATATCTAGGATCATTATAATTTTGGTAAGTTCCATTATACCAATCTTGATAGTTTAAATCCATTGAGTTATAATTTTAGTCATACATATAATAAAAGCTAAACCTAAACAAGACAAACCTAATGCTTCTAACCAAGTTTCTTTTTTAGATGGTATGCGTGATATTGCATAATCTCTTATTAATTGTTTCTTAAAGAACTTAGATAGTTCTTCTGCATTTAAGGTGTATTCGTTTCTGTTTTCTCTGTTAATTACTCTATACTGTGTTTTCAAAATATTATTATTTATTGATTATAGCACAAATATACAATTAATTAACTCGCTAATTAACAAAGTAATTAAATAAGTTATTAACAATTAGAATGTTAATATATGTAAGGTGTTGATTATAAGGGCATTAAAAGGTTTAATGGAGTTTGTCCATTATTAAGAATAACTGCACAACCTACGGCAGGTCGCTTTCCATATTTAGCATAAGCCATAGCATAGGACTTGTGATTAATACCACAACCTACCTGTGTACCATATACTCTAAAGTTTTTTCCAACATAATGTTCTGTGTAACATTGAGTATGTAAATGTCCTTGAACAGTATTCATCATATCTGCTCTACATTTTGTTCTTGCAGTACCTCCCTCTCCGTGTATATACTGAACTCCATTAAGTTCGTATCTTTCTACAAAGTTCCAGTCAGGTACTTCTAATACTTCTTTATAAGACTTGATCCACTTACTAGGTATTGCACTTGTTTGTGCCTTTCTCATTATGATTCTATCGTGGTTTCCTATTATGACTGTTGCTTTAGGAAATGCTTCGTACCACCTAGATATTCTCTTAATAGCTAATTCTAGCTCATCTAAGCCACCCATACCATCTGCTGAGGTCTCGTGGTAGGAGGAGTAGTGATTGTCTATTATATCGCCTATAAACACTATCTCCGTGCAATTATAGATATGGTATTGTTCTATACACCAGTCAAGATACGAGTCAAGACAAAAAGGTTCGTGCAAATCTCCAATGACTAATACGTTACTTATTTCTTGCTCTCGCAGTTTTTGAATGACTTGTATCTCGTGTGGTTTTAATCTGTATCTATTACTTCTTTCCACTATCAGCTAATCCTTGTGCGCCAGTTAATCCTACTAAAGCCCAAAACATTTCACTAACGTGTACTTCATCTACATCTAAACTTCTAGCTATAAATGGTACAATGATTGCAGCTATTGTGTACCATACCTTTTTAGACTTTAACATTGTTAAGATTAAATAATTTTTCATTTTTATTGTTTTAAATTAATAATTATATGTCCAAATGACATTTTCATCTTTACTCCTATCCATATCAACGTGTATAAATCCTTTGTTAAAAGCTATACCCAATCTGTTGAATCCAACTTCTAAAAGTGAATTTATGATTAAAAACCTTTCTCTTGAACCCTTAGGCAAAAAGATATCAACAGCCAATCCTTTACAATGACTTGATCCTACTCTACCTCCTACCTTTAAATTGTGTTCTTTTGTTCTGTAACCACTTAGTATTTTAAATGGTACTCCTGCTCTATCTCTCGCTTTGTCTAGTAGTTTTAAGAATACTTTATCCATATTCTTACCACTATCCTCTAAATCAGGACTGTCAAATTCAGATATTTTAAAATACTTCAAAATTTATATATTAAATATTGCGTAGATTTTTACCCCTTTGATTTCTTTGATTAATTTCTTGTTAGTCTTTTTTACTTCTTCTAACTTTTGATAACGAGGATTTGTACTATTTAGTTTTCTTTTTTTCATTGTACTTCTTTTTTTGACTATACCATTTATCAATCGTATATAAAATTGATACCACTAGCAGAACAATTTTTAAAGCTAGTTCTAAATTTGTAAAAGTAGTAATACTAAGTATAGTGCTATTTACTGCTAGTATTTCTGCTGTGTCCTGAGCTGCTTTTTGTATTGGCATTTTTTAAATATGATTTTAGTTTTGTCTTATTAACTTCTTTTACTTTATATCTTTTCTTCATTATGTTAAATCAGGAGTTAGAAAATCTCTTAGTGTTATCTTATCTCCTTGTCCTTTTGGTCTTTCTAAATTCATTCCTAGATATGAAAAACCATTTGAATCAGGAGATACATCACTTCCAGAATTAAGATTATATTCAGGAAAACGACTAATATTGTTTTTTATAAAGTCTATCATTCTCTCTATAAAATACTCGCCTGTGTTAAGTATCTCACTTCTTATGTGTTGTGATTCAGCAGTTGTTAAAGCTACTCCAGTTTCTGATGTCTTAGAGTATATATTCCCTGCTTCTATTTTAAATCTTAAAAATGGAATAGCCATGTATAGACTCATGTTAGGTAAATAATCTCCTATGTAATCGTTAAGTAATTCTTTATAGTATTCATTACCTACATCATTTATTGTACCTGCTACTATTAAGTCTTTAAGTTTCTGCGTTAGTTTTGTGCCTAGCTTAGTTTCGCAGTACAGTCTTTGTGCTTGTCGTACATATGGGAGTAATAGTGAACTATCTACTGAACCATATATACTTGTACTGTCTTTTAGTTTATCTTCTGATATAAATAAAACGTATGCCATATTATCTCTTTTTTACAAATCCGTTATTCTTCATTCTCTTAGGTGCTATAGCTACTCTTTTGTCGTTCTTCTTAGCAGTAAACCCCTCTGATCTAGCTTTAGTATATCCTACTAAATCTGCATCTTTAATCTTTGTACTTACAGATATACCTAGTTCTGTTCTGTATATTTGTCTTAGCCAAAAGTGATGACAATTACCACCACCTTTATATAAGAATATATCATAAGTATCTGCACCTCCTTTACCCCAACCTGGATTAACTCTTTTTGTACTCATTCTAGAAATATCTTCCTTGCGATATAATTTTTTTGATTCTAACATTTTTTTGCAAAAATCTCTTTGTTTACCTGACTTTCTAGTTAAGAAGTTATCTTGTGCATATACATATCTTACTCTATAATAGTCGTATGTCTTTTTAGATATACCATCTTGCTCTGATTTACTATCAGGTCTAGCAACTCCAGTAGTAGCTAACTCTATCTTCTCAGAAGCTATCTGATTTAGTTCTTCTTCAAAGTCAAAATCTGCGTGTTCTCCATCTACTACTTCTTCATCTATTAGTTCCCAACCCTCAGGTATATCCTCAACAGTTTCTAAGAAAGCATCTAACTCAGTTTTCTCGTAACAACTTTTGTTGCATTTACCTTTGTTCTTACCACAATCACAATCTTTTAAATCTATTAGTTGATCGTGGTTTGCACACGGCATAAAGTATTCTTTACCATCTTGCGTATGTATGTGATGTCCACTACATCCTAATCTTTCTGCTTCAGCTTCAGCTTCTTCTATAGTGTCAAATAAAGGTAACTCTTTACCATCAGAAACTATTGTACCTACTTTTTCTAAATTATAGTTATCATCCTCTGCCGTTAGTTCTTCTTCTGCTAAAGGTTTAAGACCTAGTTCTTCTCTAATTTCATCTTGTGTCATTACCTCTTTCATATCTTCTATTGTAAACTTAGATGTAATAGGTTTAGCTTGTACAAAAGATATTGGTAAGTTCATACCATTAACCTCAAATATTTTAGATAATGTTTTTAATATGTGTTTTTGATAAGGTACAACTACTGTATTTAAGTATATCTCAAATGCTGCGTTCATCTCATCAACATTAGAACCTAGCCCTGTATCGTTTTTAATACCCATAAGCATAGGAGAAGTAACTCTATGACCTGTTAGTATGTTTTGTACTAAAAGTTCTTGTAACGCAAGATATTGCTTGTCTGCGTTGCTTACAGTAATTGGTGTAATCTCAGGAGTTCTAGTTTTATCATCTGAAAAAGTTAATACAAACTTTCCTGAATTACTAGCACCTGTAAACTTCTCAGCTAAACTTCTCTCTATTTGAAATCTCTCCTCTTGTGTAGGTACTCCATTTGCAAAGCTAATCATATAGCTTCCTGAAAAACCATTAGATATATTGTTTAAATGAAACTCAGCAACTCTTTGATCTACTAATGCCCAGTTGTTTGCAGCAAGATAATCAGGAGTATGGTAAATGTCCATATTAGGACTGTAAAGACCTGAGTATAATAACTGACTAGGATTAGTTCTATCCTTAGTATTAAATGCTGCTATCTTTACTGGTTTGTTTGTTCTTGTGTTACTCCAATCAGAACATACATAAAAGCAATCTACAACGCCCATAGAATTAGGTCGTGATGCCCTAACTCTTTCTACTGGTACGTGGTAAATCTCAGCTATTTCTGTTTTAGCTTTATTCCAAATAATGTGTATTGCAAATGCACCTTGTAGCTTAAAGTCAAATGAAAGTTTTTTAATTACCTCGTGTAGTGTTTCTTTACCATTAGCTTCTGCAAAGAATTTTTTAAGTTTAACAAATTGTTCTAAGTTTTCGCTTTCTTCTACTACTATGTCCTCTCCTGCTATCATCTCAGAAGTAGTATTTATAATAGCTGCGTGTGTACTAGAATTATAGTAGAGGTCTATTAAGAACTGTGGGTAAAGGTTTCTCCAATCCTCAGTACCATACTCTATATATTCCCTACCTCGTACTTCTTGTACGATAGGACTTGTTTCACTTGATAAATCTACACTTAGTATATTTTCCATATTTTATATTTCTTCTAGTTCTTCAGGATCAATGTCAGTACCCTCAGCATTTTTCTCATACCCTGCAAACGAATGTACGCAATCTGTTGGAAATATCTCATTATTTCCAAAGTCAAATTCTTCTGTAGTCATTAAGTCGTAGAATACTCCATCATAATAAACAGGAGGAGTAATCTCGTGTCCTTCATCATCATAAGTTGCAGGTATCTCTACTATCTTACCTATGTAAACTATAGCTTGTGTACCATTTCTGTAAACATCTTGAGTAACACCTTCTTCAGTTACTACTTCATAAGTACCTTTAGATAGTAAGTCAGCATCTCCTGTTGCTTTGTCTGTATATTGTAATTTATATATATTCATTTTATTATGTTGTTAGTGTTGCTAATTCTGAATCTGATAGTGCTGTTTTAAATACTTGTAGTTGTTTTACTTCTCCATAGAAAAAATTACTACCATCTCCTCCATCTAATACGAGTTGTGTTAATCCTGTTGGCACACCTCCTGAAGAATCAGTAACCACTTCCGTTCCATTAAACCAAATAGAAAAATCATTTAATTTATATTTTATAGCAATTTTATTGTATTGAGATAAATCTGATGCTGCAAAAGTCATTATAGCAGAATTAACACCACCTGTAGTAATAACTGCTTTAATTGTATTTTCTGTAGTTTCGTCAAATTCCAACATTACTCTATTATTTATACTTCCATCTGACAAACTTATTCTTCTTGATGTAGAACTATCGTAAATTGTTTTTGCTTCAACAAACAAAACCCCCTCTGTACTATTTATCAAATTACTAATACCTGTCTTTTCGTATAGGTCTGCGTTTCTAGTTACTGATGAACCTTGTGTTTTTATGTAAGAAGTTGGGTAAGAGCCTGCTTCTGCTTGTGCGCCCCACAAATATAATCCACTTGTACCATCTCCTGTTGGATTGTCATCTAACCTTATTATTAATGCAGTAGTAGTTGTTGCTATTGCTGTTGCTACTACATAACACCTATACCACCCATTACCATAATCTTCTACACCTTGACTTACAGGAGAACCTGTAAAACTTGTTACAGTTCCATTTGTTAAATTGTAATCTACAGATACACTACTAAAAGCAGAATTTGAAAAATCTAAATTTATCATATCAAACTCATCAGCTTTACCAAAAACAGAAAAAACATAATTTGTTCCACTTGTTACTGCAACAGAAGTCATTGGTCTTGTGTTTGATGATGTTATAGTATCATTAATAATAGCTTTACTTCCATTAGAAGTTCCATCAGGACTTATAATATAATCAACTGAATAAGTCATACCTGAATCTGTCCATTGACTTGTATCTTGACTATAAGTAACTAAATTAGTCCTTTGAGGTTCTACTAATAAACTACCAGTACCATCTGTATAATCTACTCTTGCTAAACCATCTATTGTTGCTTCTTTTACTGATACGTTAGATATTGAGCCAATAAAATCTGAATTAGCAGAAAAATAAAAATTAGAATCTCCACTTGTTGCTTTTGATGTAAAAGTATAAGTTCCTGATTCTGTTGTAATAGTTTGTGCATTTGAACCACCTATTGCTAATGTAACTCCTCCTGCCGAAACAGTTGTAGTAAATGTTACTTTATAAGAAATATTTATAGGAACAATACCTGTTTGATATAAATTGGATTGACTTGATTGACTACCATCACAATTAGCAGAACCTCCTGATATAGTCCAACCTGTACCCCTATTCCAAACAGCATCAGGGTCTGCACAAGCAAAGTCCCCACAACTAACTAACTCACTACCTAACAAAGCTACATCTTCTATCAAGCCACTAGGATTAACTCTAGTACCTAATGTTGCTCTAGTCATTGTTATTGGTATTGGTAAGAATCTTGTACCTGATTTACTATAACCTAATAGATTATCTTCTTTTATTGCCCAATTACCATTACCTATTTGTAAACTTGCATTTGCCATTATTGTATTGTATATGTTAATGTTTCTGCCATCTCTGAATAAGATTCAAAAAAGTGAGTACCTGCTTCTCCTGTTAGTTGTATAAGTTGATTATCTGTTAATGCAGTATCGTAAACTTGTACTTGTTTTATTTTGCCAAAGAAATTATTACTACCACTTTCAGAAGAAAAATTTAATCTGTCAAACCCACTAAATCCAACGTAGGAATTTGAACCTACTTGTGAGCCATTTACCCACATTCTCGTTCCGTTACTATCAAAAACTGCTGCTACTTTTATCATATTTGTAACATCTATTGTATGAGCCATAATAGTAGTGCCATCAAAAACTTGTATCAAATTACTTCCTACTGTAAAATATAACCATAATCTATTAGAACCAGTGCCATCTGACAAAGATATAATTCGAAAAGTTCCATCATTAGCTAAAGCAGACATTTCAGCAAACAATACCCCCTCTGTACTATTAATTAAACTACTTATACCATCTCTTTGAAAGATGTCAGCGTTTCTTGTAACTGTACTTCCTGATGTTGGTATGTATGATGTTGGGTAAGAACCTTCTTCTAATTGTGCGCCAAATGTATAAATACCACTTGTTCCGTTTCCAGTTATTGCAAAAGTTGTGCTTACATTGTCGTTTACACCTATATATAGGTTATCAGAAGATGATTGAGTAAAAGTTATACTATAACGATACCAACCATTACCATAGTTTTCAATTTTATAACTTGTTGGAGCATTTGTGTAATGAGTTCTGTAAGCATATGTATTTAAATTAAAAAACGCACCAGTTGTACCAGTTGCAATTAATAAACCTTCAAACTCTCCTTTTTTTGCAAATACAGAAGCAGTATAGGTGTTTGCAGATATTGATTGATAAATTATTTTATTTGAAGCACCATTTGTTGCGACAAGTTTACCTGCATTTTGTGTGCCATCAGGACTTATTAATGAATTAGGTGTAACTGTAATTCCTATTTTAGACCAAGAACTCTGATTAAAATCTTCACTATAAGTAAAACTATTAGTCCTCTGTGGCTCTGCTAATATATGTGGACAACCTCCTCCTGTGTAGTCTATACGAGGTACGTTGTTTCTGTTTACTTCTTTTAATGAAACATTAGAAATATACCAATCTGCATTGTTTACATCAACTAAATTTTTGAAACCAAAATTTCCTGATTGACTAGCAACAAATGTACCTGTATATGTTCCTGATGAATTAATGCTTAAAATTGTAGTGTTACTACCTTGTTGTAATAATATTGTAGCTGCACCATTTTGCACTAAAGTTACAGAGTAATTATATGTTTTACCAACTACTAAAGGTATGTTTTGTGTAGCAGTTGCATATTGACCTGCTGCTGCTTCTTGTAAATGTAATCCTTGACTTGTCCATTCAGATAAATCCCAATTATTAATAGTCCAACCACTTAAATCTGTAGCAAAGTCGCCATTAGTTACTTCTTCCCCTCCTAAAACCTCAGCATAATTTACTAAACCATTCTCATCTACTCTTGTACCAGCAGTTGCTCTAGTAACATCCATATCAGCAGCACCACTACTAGGTATAACACCATACAAAGTTCCTGCCTTATATCCATTTGGAGTAACTACAATACTTACATCATCTAATAAACTCATGCTATATTATTTAATATTTTTAATTGGTCTATCAAACAAGCCTTAGCTTCAAATACTCCACCATCAGCAATAACTCTTGCTTTAAAGGCATTAGCTTGTCTTTGAATAGGTGTAGCACCCTTATTGCTAGTTGGTAAAGATATTCCTAATGATAACTTCATTTCTTAGTTTTTGTATGCAATAGCTAAACCACTACTAAGAGTAATTGCAGTAACTTTACCGAACAAAGTCATTCCTGCATCTACATCTGTAAGTAAATTACTAGAACCTGTTGAATCAGTAATAGTAATAGCAGATATAACACTATCTTTTACAAAGTAAATAGCATAGTAATCTTTACCTGTCTGTGCAGCAGTTGTAAATATTTCTACTCCGTTTTGCTGACCTAATTGTTCATTTAATAAAACTTGTGTATTTTTTATTCCCATTTTTTTTATTTATTTAACTAACATATATGTAATTCGTACCAGTAGGTGCAGAATGTTCTGTATATTGTACTTCTTCTGATCCTGATGCTTCTGCTACGTTTAATTTTCCTTTTTCTATACTTCCTTGTACTACTCCTTTATCTGATGCAGGAGGAGTTAATACTTGTGTTTCTGTTTTAGGTGCGTGGTTATCATCTAATGTTACTGTAGAATCTTGCCAAGACACCTCAAATATTTCATAAGTCCAATAACCACTAGGACTAAAATTTACTGTTCCTGTATATACTTCATTAGCACCTGATAAAATTTCAACCTTTGTATATCTATCATTTACTGACTGTCCTTGTCCGTAAGCATAAACAACATTCTCAGACATATCATTTGTTAATTTAAACAAATATCTTATCTGAGAAGATGGTACACCAGTATCAATTCTTTTCTCCTCTGTAGTTACTATAAAAACTGCATTAGAATCTGTTGTTGCGTGTATCATAATTGTTTACTTACTATATAATAGAAAAAAGTCTTTTTTGTTTGATAAAAAAAAAGGACTACCGAAGTAGCCCTCTAAGAAATATGAAAACAATAGTTTACGAAGTTACTATGCTTTGGTAAGTAAATGCAGAATTGTCAAGTGGAGTTGTAGTATAGTCAGCTACTGTTGGCATAGGGTCTCTTTCCATACCATCAAAAGTCCAGTCGTAACCATTCATATCCCCAAATGCAGTTCCTGTTGCGTTAGTACCTGCGTTTAGTTCCATTCCATTCTCTAATCCTAAAGCTAATAACACATTATGTGAGTTAGCCGTTAGTACTTCGTTTAATTCTAAGAAGATAACCAATCTATTAGAAGCTAATAGTTTTACTTGATTTTGATCTTCTTTTGTTAATTTGTGTAGTTTGATATTAACTGATGGTGTATAAAATACAGTACCATTCTCACTAGAACCTGTTAAAGTTTCTGTGCAAGAAGCAGTACCCCTCTTTAAAGTGTATTTATATATGTCATCAGAAGCACCTAAGTCAAAGTCAGTCAATTCTCCTGAAGCAGTTATATAAGAAGCTACTTCATCAAACTGTGCAAAGTAAATTGCTTTGATTCCACCAACTGTATCTCTACAAGTTATGTTTCTTCCTTTTGTTAAATTACAAGACATATTATTTTTTTTAAAGTTAAGGAAAGAGGGAAAAACCCTCTCTCCATTAAATCAGTTATTAGTTTTGTTGAACTGCGTCAGCACCAATTCCTACTTGAACACCTCCTGAGAACTTAGCAACAACTCTCATATTGTCTGAACCATCTAAGCTAGTCATATCAAGCATTTTGATATTTGTATCATCAGATAGTAAGTCAGTACCATAGAATAAGTTAGAAGTTTCAGCAGCTACTAATTGATCATCTGGCATACCTGGACAAGGTTGGATAGTGATACCCTCAAATACTGGTACATAGTCGCCTTGCATATTGTAAGCATTAACATATCCTAATGTAGAGATAGCAGAAATATAGAATCTGTAAGTTTTCATATTCATATAGATTCTTAAATCATCTCTACCATATACGTTAGCAGGAATACCTGCAACTAAAGTTTGTAGGTTAGAGATAATGTTTGCAGCCGTATAAGCCGTTCCTGCACCTCCTGTGTTGTCAGTTTGTACTACGTTACCATTAACTGCAAAAGCACCTGTAGTAGCCGTTAAAAAGCCCTCAAATTGACCTGCCGTTGCATCAGCACCTGACCAAATAGAACCCTCTACTGAATCAGCAATAATTTCTCCAAAGTATGCTAATACATACTGGTCAAAAGTTGGTGCAGTTCTATTAAAAGCACCTGCTTTCATTTCTTCTGCTTCCCAACCTGATAATAAAGTTTTCTTACAAAGGTCTACGTTAATTTGTAGATTCTTTGGCTCTAAAACTGCTTCTGTTAAAGCTAGAGTACCTGCTGGTGTAAAATTACATTCTGCATCTGCTACTAATGATGCTCCTGCCATTTTTCTGATTGATTGTTTATATTTTATATTTTCTAAGACAGTTAAACCCTCTAAGGATTTAGCTTCTTTTAATGCAGCAGAAATGTATTGTCCAAATACACCTCCACTATAGTTTGAATTAACCGATAAGCTCATAATTTTTAATTTTATTTATTTGTTATGTTATATAATATTCTTTCTCTTTTAGTCATTTTAGATAAATCTCTTTGTGTATTTTCTCTACCTAAAGCACTAAATTTGTTTGTATCTACAGGTTTTGCAGCAGGTTCGTTTGATAACTCTACTACTTGTGCAGATAGTTTTTCTTTTTCTGAAGATAATTCTTCATTGTCTGATTTAAGAGATGCTAACTCAGATTTTAATGTTTCAATCTCAGTATTTACATTACTCATTAGATCAACTACTACGGACTTAACTTCATCCATAAAAGCTACTGAATCAAATTCTACTGCTTCAGTTTCTTCAATAGTTTCTTCTTCCATATCTTCCTTAGATGCTTCTTCTTCAACTACTTCTTCTGTTGCTTCCTCCTCTACTTCTTCTTCGTAGATTTCAGCTACAACACCCTCTACTTCAACAGAGAATCCTTGACCATCTTCAGTCTTATATTCTCCAACTGGAAGTAACATAGTTGTACCATCTTCTGTAAGAACTGATATGTCCACTCCTGCTTCTAAAGATTCAGCAGTAGAAACTATTATAGTACCATCTTCTAGTTTCGCTTGATATTCAAGATTAACACTTTCCTCTTGTTTGTCAAGACCAAGTGCTACTAATATTTGTTGTTTTAAATCCATTTGTCTTTTTTTTATATAATAGAATTAATTATTGTTTGTTTGATTTTTGTTTTTAGAACATATTATACATAGATTGTATCTTAGATAAATATTTTCTATGTTCTTTTATTTCAGCTTCAGAAGAATCAATTTTGTTATTTATAGTTTGTGGTAAATCTATTCCTAAATCTTTAGCTTGTGTGTTTATTTTACCACCTAATTTTGATGCTTCTAAAAATTCTTTAATATTATTTTCAAAACCTACTTCAGCTTTTCTTAAAGCACTTATTAATTTAAAAGCAGTTTTGTCATCCATAGCTTTTTTAAATTGTTTTTCAAAATCATCTATAGCACCCAACTCAATCTTTTCAGCTTTTAGTTCTGTCTTTTCTTTTATTAGTTCGCTTAATGCTTCTAATATTTCTTCGTTTGAAAATTGTTGTTTACCCATTTTTTCCATTTTATTAATAAAGTAGCCCTCTATACTTAGACCTCGCAATTCCCCACCTGTTATCTTACTCCACATCTCATCATTCTCTATCTTCATTTTAACAAACCAAGTACCATCAGGTAAGTCAAAGCCATATAGCTTAGACTTGTCTTGTTCTCCCTCTTTAATCCAACTCTCTATAGTCAATACACCTGATACTCTATCTTCGTGTTGATATGTAGCTTTGTGGTGGTTGTTATGTTTTAGATATAACTCACTAGCTTGTCTTACTGTTTCTTTTGAGAAATATACATAGTAATTAGAATCAGTATTAGGATCATATCTAAATATTTGTTTGTTAGGTATTAATGCAGGACTAACTAACATACGTTTCTCCTCATCTACCTTAGCTAGTGTCAAGTTGTTATTCTCTTTACCAAAGAATACAAAATCTTGTTCTATTGCAGGAGAAGTTACTAAACTGATAGCATCTATTGTTAATTCTTCGCTATCATCTGCTATTACTAACTCTACAATCTTAGTTGCTTTTCTTTTCATATTATCTTATCTTCATATTTTCTAAAGCATCTGTAACCTTTTTAAATTCGCTATATTTTTGTTTTACTTTTTTTAAAGGTATAGGAGATTTTACTCCTAGTTCATCTGCTGCTTTTTCTGCTTTTTCTGCTATTCCTACTGCTAATTCAAGATGTTTTGTAGCTATTTTCATTCTTCCTCGTACTTTTGCATAATTTACTGATGCAGTTGCTCTTTCATCATTAGCTTTGTCAATTCTTGTATTATAATCATCAACTAAACCTAATTCAATTTTTTCTGCTTTAGTCAAGTTTACCTTTTCTAATTCTTCTTGATATTCTTTGTAAGTTTTACCTAATGGATTTATATTATTCATTTTCTAATTCTTTTAGTATATAATAGATTATTTATTAATTTATTTGATTTTTAAATAGTTGCTCTCCTACGAATATTTGCTAACTTATTTTGATTGTTAGTCATATCATCTGTAACAACGTATGCTTGTACTGGTTGTGCTTCTCCACCACCTAATGTAAATGCACCACTAAGTACCTGAGGTGCAGGAGTTCCTGTGTCTGTTGATGGTGTTGGTGGATTTGTACCTCCTGGAACTTCTGTAGATAGTATTTTTCTAATATTTGACAAACCTGCTGCTACAATAGCTGCACCAGTTACAAAACCTGCTACACCACCTTGTGCAAATGCCTTGTTAGCACCTGCATAAGTATCTATAGTTGCTTGTGCTACTGCTAATGCCTTATTATCTCCTGCTAAACTACTTAATGCACCTGCGAGGTCGCTATATGCTTGTATCTGTGCATCTGCGTTCTCTATAGCTAGTTGTGTTTTCTCTTTTTCTAAAGCTACTTGATTTACTAACTGCTCAGATTGAAAACCAGTAATCTGTGCTAATACTGCATCTTTTTCTGTTTTAGCTTGTATTAAAGCTATATTATTTTCATCACTTTTATTTTTGTCATATTGTGCTTGTGCTGCTACTACTATAGCATCTGCATTTTCAAGCATTAATTTTTTTTGTTCTTCTAATATAGTTCCTAACTTTTCGTTAGCTTTTATTCTATCTTCAAATGTCTTACTTTCATCATCTCTTATCTGTCTTTGTAATTCAGCTTCTCTATCTTTCTGCTCTATTATTTGTTGATTTTTAACTGCTGCTAATTCAGCAGCTTTATTCATTTCAGTTATTGCTTTAGCACTATCATATGTAGATTTAGCATATTCTTTTATCTTATCAGTAACTTTAGTAATAGTTTTTTCCATCTCTACAGTTTCCACTACGTTACCTGTTACAACTTCTGTAAGATCAGTTATTGCAGCTTTAGCAGTTTCACTAGCACCTGCAAAATCTCTTTTAAACAACTTAACTAATGCAGAACCTAAACCACCAATACCTTGTACTAAGTTTTTTACTCTAGTAATAACCTCAATACTTAAAGTCCTACCAAAGTCTATTACATTTTGTACTGCTTCATTACCAAAGATTTTATCCATAAATCCTGATGCAGTATTAATGTTATTTTGTAAAAATTTAAAGAAGTCGTTAAATGTTAAACTTAAAAACTCCATAGCAGTATTAAATATATCTACTACTGATTGGTTTTGTCTAAAGACATCCATTAGCTTAGCAAACAATCCTACTACTAGACCAATACCTGCTGCTTTTAAAGCAGTACCCATACCTTTAATAGTACTACCTATTCCTTTAAATCCTTTCTCAGCATCTTTGGTAGCTTCTGCTAGTTGTTCTGTTTCTTTAGCTACCTCGCCTATATTTGATTTTACTTCTGCTTCTATAATTTCTTTTGCCATATCTTAAAAAGTTTGTTGTATTCTATTTTGCCATAATTTTATACTTGCAGTCCATTGTATATAGGTTTCTGCTAATCCAGTAACGTGAACACCAAATGATGTTGCAGTTACATCTTTCATCTCTGCTGTTACGTTTAAACCACTATGTCCTGATGTTACTACGTGCAATAATGTTTGATAATATGTTGATGCTAATCCGTTAGTAAACTTAACTGCACCATTAATTTGTAAATAACCATACTGTCCTGCACTACCATCTCCTATACCAGTATTAACACCTATAATGTGTGCTTCAAAACCCATTACACAATTTTTTACTTTTTGTATATATGTAGTTGGTAGATACTGAGTAAGTAAAGCAGTTTCAGTTGCATCTGTAGTGTTTCCTGATTGTTGTATAAAGGACATTTGCGACATAGCTAACTCCTCATTAAAACCACCACCTGATATTACTACCTCTCCTTGATTTAATGCTTGTCCATACCTACCTGATAAAATTGCAGAGTTATTTAGTCCGTTTCCTAGTTCGTGTTGTCTACCATTTACTAAGCAGTTATTGTTATTACCCTTTGTTAGATTGTTAGTTCCATTTATCAAAGTGTTGTTAGTTGCTTTCTCTGTTGTGTTGTTTGATCCTAACCTATTGTTAGTTACGTTATTAAAAAAACCTTGTACCTGTGTGCTATACTCAAAAGCTACGCAAGTTCCTGTATCTGCATTGTAAGTATATCCGTATGCTTCACAAGATAATTGATTAGGCACTACATCATTAGTTCCATCAGTAAATATAACTTCTCCTATGCCAGTTATTTCTTTTGGTTTTATATTAAATCCTCTTTTATAGTCCATTATGGTATAAGTATAAATTCAACTGTAGATAAGTCGTTTGGTTTATAATCTATTTTATTTACTCTAAATGCTCTGTTTTGTATCATTACTTTATTTCTAAAATCAAATTGTGTAATATCTGCTGCGTTAAGATTTACTTTTACTGTCATTGTTTTAGTATCAAAGTTATATAACTCATCAAAATAATTAGACCAATACTGTTGATATAAACTATTTAAAGTATTTCCTGAAATACCTATTAATAGATGAGGAGAAAAGTTTAAATCTAATGATGTAGATAAAGGTGGTAAGTCTGTTGTATGACTAAACTTTAAATACTTAGTTTCTGCACCAGTACCAACCACTCCATTTTGTTGAGGTATCTCATAAGAAGTTCCATCAGTCATTGTAAACGGACTAGCAGATGTTTTGTATAGTATTCTAGGTTTATTGTCAAAACTTTGGTAAACACCACCATCTGATGAGTAAATAGCAGGAGTTAAAAACTGAGGTGTGTAATCTAATAAAGGTTTAACAATAGTAGCTGCAAAAGGAGTAGCACTTACTTCCTCTGATTCTACAAATATAGTATTTCCTCTTGCAGTAAATGTTTTTGATCCATAAGGTTCTACAAAAGTGTTTTTGTATAAGTTAGCTGCAAAATCTTTATCATCTTCTATGTAATCAAACATAGTTTCTTTTGCTAAATCTAAAGGAGTTAGTTTTATTTCAGAAGCATCTATTTTATTAGTCCAATCATTTACAATATTTCTTTCTGATAAACTCAATCCTTTGTCTATATCATTAAATACTGTATCGTAAGTTTCTATTAATAGATTAGTAGGATTTGTTTCATCTTGTCTAATAATTAAATTAAACATATTAATAAACCCTTTAATAAATTCCCATTGTCCTAAATCTCCTCTTAAATTATTTAATAAAGTAGATTCTGTTACTGCATCTATATTTCTTGTTATGTTTACTGTAGCAGTACTTGAAATTAAAATATCATAATCTTGATAGAACATACTAGCTATAGAAGATTTAAACTGCGCTTCTAATGTATCTCCTGAATCTAAAGTTCTAGTAAATTGTCCTGCATAATTTCCTACACCAAATGGATTTAATGTTGTAGGGTTTGTTTCATCTATTTCTTCTGTTGTACCATCAGTTCTTGTAAGCAACCATCTTAATTGAACTACTGGTTGTCCATTTCTATTTGCAACTCCATAATCATAATCTACTACAAATTCTGAATTGTTATTTACAGATGTAATTTTGTTTGTGCTTGTGTCATAATTTACAGAAGCTAAATTTGTAGTTGGAAATGTTAATTTTAAATTAGTATAAGATAATCCTGCATAATGTTCTGTAGTATTATTGTAATTACCTACAACTGAATTACTATTAACCTCTACTGGCATATCTCCTGCACCCCAGTTAAAGTCCATAAATAAATCAGTAAATGTAGAACTATCTAAAAAAGTAGAAGTAAAAGTAAATCCTGCATCATTAAATATTTTATCTACTATATATTTACATTGTATAAAAGGTCTAAAAGCATCTTCTAATTTATTAAGTATAGGATAGTTTGTTGTATTATCTACACTTAAATTACCAGTCCAATCTACAAAAGGATATTTTAATACTGTAGTATTATTTACACCTAATGCTGAATCATAAGCAAAAGAACTTAGTCCTAGTGGTTCTACTAATGTAATACCTGTACTATCATACCAACTATTTGTTATATTTGTTTTATTATAATCGTGAGTTAATTCATCAAAATCTAAATCTCTAAATAATCTATTTTGTAATACATCTACTAATATTATAGATTCAGAATATAAGTTTACGTTATAGCTTATCTCTCCATCTTTATTTACAATATCAATTAATTTAAGAAAACCTTTAAATATAACATTACCATCTTGTTTAAGTACGCATTGTGTTTGTACATAAGGATTAAATGATTCTGCGTTACTTTCTACAGAATTAGTTATCTCAAATATTTGTGTAAATATTCTATTGTTACGTTTAGTAGCAGGTAGGTTAAAGTCTTTACTATAACTCTGTGTTTTTTCAGCTACATTTTTAAAATCATCAATAGATAAGCTTAATGGTATATCTTCATCTTCATATAAGTCGCATATAACTTGTCCATCTGCTAAATCTGTAAATACTAATGGTGGTGTAGCACCTGCACCTTTTATAGTTACTCTCCTAATATCAATAGCATCAGCACCATCATTTTGATAATCCATTATAAGTTCTTCTGATGAGTTTACTGCCGTAAAATCAAATGTCTTAAACCCTGTACCTGTAGTTGATATAGCAGTTACTCCTCCTCCTCCTAAATTGTTACCATAACCATTAGCACCAATAATAATTAATCCTCCAGTAGCTGCATTTACTACTCTAAATTTTAATTGATATGTAGCACCAACTACTAAGTTGTTTATTGTTTGATATATACCACTACTTGAATTAGCACCTCCTGATGCTGCTCTAAATCTTAGTTTAGGTGCAAAACCTGATATAACAATAGGATAGTCTACATCTGCAAAAGAACCACTACCTTGCGACCTAAACTTTTTCCAAGATGGAAAAGGTGCATCATTAGTTATTGCATCAAAAGCAGGATCATTAGCAGAAGAACTATATCCAGTATGAAGTGCTACTGTACCAAACCTAGCACCATCTGCTACTAAGTTAGTAGTAATAACACTAGAGTTAGATGCGTAAACACCCTGATAGTTTTGTGGATATAATATTAGTTGTACACTCATTATGCAGATTGTATTCTTTTATTTTTACTCTTTTCTAATTCAAATGTATATTGTATTAGTTTATCGTTAGCCTTTGTTTTTCTTGTATAGCTTGATGTTGCTACTGTAACTGGTTCTACATACTTATTTACCATACCATTAGCATCTGATGAAAAACCATTTAGTATATAAACTTCAGGACTATTTATTAAGTCCTCAAACCAAATAGCATCAGCATCTACTAAATAATCTGTATTTACTGTTATTAGTTCTTTTGAGTTTACTCTAAAGTTTTTCTTACCACCACTAAAGCCATTTATCTTATATGTGCTTTCATTCCAAGTACCTCCTAACTGTGTGTAAGAAGTTCTATTAGTTTGTAATGACCTTACTGACTTTTTAGTAAATGTATAGTAATCCCAAACTCCATAAGGATTTAGCCAAGTTAATCTAATACCCTCAAAACCTTTACAGTCATCTGTTATAATATTTATTCTGTATAATTGACTTATAATTTGATTGTCATCATCAAATGCTTGAATAGTGTAATAGCTTGTATTAGCTTTGTGTGCATCCCATTGTGAACTCCAACCATCTAAGTTAGCAGGAAAAGCACCAAAGTAATTTAATCTACTATTTGAATATTGATTAGATGTAGTTGCAGAACCATTAGTAAAATTAACGAAAGAAGTTATACCTACTAACTGTGTATTAGAACTATCATATAATTTTATAGAAAAGTAATGTACTTTATTTATTGTAGAAGTATCAGAACCAGTTTGAAAAGAATAATCTCCTGTAGATAAAAAATTAAAGAAAGGTAGTGTACCATAATCAGTTAGTCTTGCGTATTGGGTAGTAGGTGCATTACTTAAAAAATATGCGTTATCAGCATCCATAACATAGTTTAAATCAGACAAAGGATAGCCATAATCATTACCTGTTTGGTTTAATACATCATCATAGTTTAAATAACCATTATAAAATAAATAAATTTCTGACAATACTTTATTAGAAGTATCTATAGTAACTACACCATCAATAGTTGGAGAGTATTCTAAAGAAAATTCTACTAAAAAATATTTAGCAGAGTTATCAGAGGTTGCATATTTATCTATTAAGTGTATTGGATGTGGAGTTGTATTAGAATAAGTAACTGTCTTGTATGTACTTCCATTTAAAAAATTAGTACCATTATTATCAGCTTTTACAAAACTCTCTAATACTGGTTGCATAGAAAATATACCAACCCCTGCATTGTTAGGAGTTGTTTTTAATACTGCTACTCTATTTTGGGTATTTAAACTTGCATTACTATTACTTACATATACCTCAGCTACAAATTTTACATTATAATTATTTGCAACTATTGTACTGTCTGATACTGAGAATACTATATCTTGACCTACTGGTAGTGTCTTGTATAAGGGTTTTTGATCTATTAATATTGCCATTATGTTGTTATTATGTTTTCTATATCTTCTTTTATTGCTTTACCTACTTGATTGTAAAAATCTCTCATTCCTATTTGTAAAGGTTTTTGAAAAAAACTAATACCTTGTATTCCTTGTGTATATATTTTTCTAGCTATTAAGAACTTTATACTCTTACGAGATATAAACCTACCTTGTGCATCTCTAGGTGCTATACCTCTTCGTACTATCCAATTATCTAAACCTCTTGTTAAACCTCCATCTCTTGTCTTACCAAACTCATAAGGTGTATCTTTTCTTTTCCCTTTATAATCTACATACGTTCTTTTTTGCTTAGTACCTGAAACTCCCTTATCTACAAACGTACCATAATCAACCATCATAAACTGAACAGTCAATCCATCATTGTCTTTTTTAAGTTTGTAAGATATACTATTAAGAAGTTTACCTGATACTACCTTTTTTTTTCTTTTTAGTATTCCTTTAGCTTTATTGACAACACTCTTACCGAAACTATTTAAGTATCGTTCTAATGCTATCATTACACACTAGCTACAAATATCTCTACA